AAAATATTACGCACGATAAAAGAATGTTCTATAAAGGTATTCACATAGTTCCAGTGTCATCGCTAGAAGACCGCCTAAAAGAACTTAATACTAGTGAGGGGGGAGATGAAAAAGAAAGATTGGCTTAGGATCAGGTCAAAATGGCTAAGAGAAAATCTACCAAACTTTCAAGGGTACTACGAATGTTATATTTGTCACAAATGGGTAGATCAACACGAAATTACAGTTGACCATATAATCCCACGTTCCAACAGACCAGACCTTGCTGGAGATTTTGATAACCTTGCCCCATGTTGTTATTCTTGTAACTCAAAAAAAGGTAGCAAGCACTAAAAGTTGTGGATAACATTTGACAACCATAATCAATAAGAGTTTAATTAAATTATGTTTATGGTAAGGCACTTAGAAAATTATATGAACGGCTCAAGCCTTACCGTTGTGAGTCGTTCATTTAGTTTTCTAGGAGGTTCAAATGAGTGAAATTGCATTGATTGGAAACGGATATCTCGGCCAAGCATACGAAAAAGTATTTACAGACGCTCTAGTTTATGACGAGCCAAAAGAACTATACGCAGGGCAAGACACACTAGAAGCAGGTAGATTAGCGGTAAACGCTTGCGATTTGGCTCTCGTGGCCGTGCCTACAGATTATAAAGAAGATGGCACACTTGATATGTCTATCGTCGAAGATGTAGTTGATTGGTGTGAAGCCGACACAATACTGATTAAAAGTGCTTTACAGCCCGGAACTGTCGATAGATTAGTTGAAAAGACAGGCAAGAACATAGCTGTATCTGTTGAGTTAATTGGCGAGGGAACGTATTACCAACCACCGCATAAATACCCACACCCTACAGATCCTAAACAACATCAGTTATTAGTTGTCGGTGGCGAAGAACCAGCCAGAAGCACCGCAGCTGAATATCTCTGGGAACAAATGAGTCCTGATATTCGCATACATTTAGTCACCGCATTAGAAGCCGAGATAACAAAAATGGCTGAGAACACCTACGGTGCATTAAAAGTTACTTGGGCAAATGTTCTAAGAGATGTTTGCGATAAGTACGGAGCTAACTTTATTCAGGTACATCAGGCGTGGTCAGAGGACGGTAGGGTTGATCCTATGCACACCAGAAGCGTTGCTCATAATAGAGGATGGAACTCGAAATGTTACAACAAAGACGTAAGAGCTATGGCTAACGTATCTGGCTCGCTAATGCTACAAGGAATGGTTGAAGATAATCAAAGACACCTGAGTATGAATAAAGAACAGAAAATAGTGGGTGATAGAAGTGAAAAAGATAATTAGTATTGACGATGGTTGCCAGCTAGATTTAAAGATGGCGAAACTATGCAAAAAATACGGCATTGAAGCTATATTTTATATACCAGTAGACTATATTGGGCTTGCTTATCAAAAAGGCTATGAGCCGTTAAGCCCGACCGCTTATTCGTATATCGTTGATAACTTTGAGATTGGATCGCATGGCATAACCCATGATTACTTAACCCGAATACCATTAAAGCAGGCAAGAGAAGAAATATTTGATTCTAAAAAAATGATTGAAAATGTTACTGGTAAAAAAGTGACAAAGTTCTGTTATCCGAGAGGCTACTTTAACGACGATATAAAAACTATGGTTAAAGAAGCAGGATATGAATCAGCCAGAACAGTCGCTATAGGGCATTTAGAGCGTGGTGACGACTTGTTTGAAGAAAAAACAAGTGTACATATGGGTTGTCCTGTAAGACCTGAATATAAAGATACTACGTGGCTCGATTATGCTCGAAACTTACTTAAACAAGCAGACGATGATAGCGTGTTCCACGCTTGGTCGCACTCTTGGGAAATTGAAAAATACCATGAATGGAAAAATGTGGAAATATTCATAAAGGAGTTAGCAAATGGATAAAATAGGCGAATATATAAAAAAGATTATAAAAAAAGCAAATGATAATCAGGCATACTACACCTATACTATTGATCATCGAAGCACGTTAGACAAACCGCTTTATTCAGCTACTATAGTTTGGACTAAACAGGGACTTGCACCTACGCAGATAACTGCGGAGAGCAAAAAAGAACTACTAGACTTGTTAAAGAAATACTACCGCACAAAAAACCATAACTCACTACAAATACAGTTTCATAAAAATCAGATTGAAGCCAGCAAAAGCGTCATTAAATATCACGAAAATATGATAAAGGCTTATAAATGAGAATAACTGTAGTCGCAGACACTAGCTATAGAACTAACACCGGCTGTTTAATTGAGGAAAAAACATATTTAGATGACCCAGTTATAACAGTAGCAAGAGGTAAGAACCACTACCATGCTTCTATGAAAAACCCTAAAAGATTGAGACCATATCCTAGTGATAAGCTTTTGAATTACTTTCGGTACGACCCATATTTTCACTACTATAGTACCCGAAGTTTTAATGACGCATACAAAGGGTTAAAGGAAATATATGAAAATCTACATAGCTAAACAAGATGAGCAACGACAAGGTGGTGGTTGGAGTTGGATTTCAAACGCTAAAAAAGCTCTATCTGAACATCTTACGTCATACGAGGAGTGTGATATATATCTCATACCCAGCCCATCTATGGTAAGTAAAGAAGAAGTAGATCAGGCACAGTCTGACGGCAAAAAAATAGTTCTAAGAGTAGATAATATTGTGCGGAACTCTAGGAACAGAAACACAGGCATGAGTAGAATGAAACGGTTTGCTGAACAAGCTGACTTAGTTATATACCAGTCGCAGTTTGCCAAAGACTTGCTGATGCCGTATCTAAAAGTAGACGGTAAAGTTATATTAAACTCCTGTGATACAGATATATTCCACGCTAACGGTAGACAGGAAAGCGTTATAGCAAAATATATTTATTCAAGAGTCAATCGTGACGAAACAAAGAACTGGGAAATGGCAAGGTATACATTCCAATCTGAAAGCGAGTCAAGAAACGGACAAGCAGAACTAAATATAGTTGGAGCGTATTCTCCAGAGCTAATAGAATATAACTTTGACTTTTACAATAACGAGAAGTATCACTATTGGGGGGTTATACAAGACCCTGGAACACTAGCAAATCTTTACCGAAATTCTGACTATCTTATTTACACATTTTGGAATGATGCCTGTTCTAATACGCTGATCGAAGCTCTGTGTTGTGGTTGTACAGTAGCCGATAAATACGGAATGGCAGAGACTGGCGGTGCTATGGAAATATTAAAGATGTTTTACGCTAAAGGTGCGAGCTATTTTGGGTTAGCAAGAATGGGGTATGAATATATGGAAGCGATGGAAACTTTATGAGTTCGTCATATTACAACTCGCCTAACTTTAAATTAGAACTGGCGGAACTCATGTGTTACAATATACTTATGAGAAAAAATGGGATAATGGTGGGTTGCGACTGGTGTGGTAAGCAGGTTTACAAAACCAAAAGACAAATCAACGTGCATAAAAATCAGTATTGCTCGCATAATTGTAGAGTTAAGGCATTAAATCACAATAGAGTTGCTTGGAACAAAGGAACTGTCGGTTTAATGAAACCAAATTCGGGAAGTTTTAAGAAAGGTGAACGAGTGTCTGTAAGTACTGAGTTTAAACCACGTCAACATTCTTTTAAAGGAACGGTAAGCGAGTACAAGCACATACATTATAAAGTTAATATTCTTTTTGGAAAACCTGACAAGTGTGAAAATTGTAGTAAAGATGGCTTGACTGGTAGGAAGATACATTGGGCTAACGCCACAGGTGTCTATGATACAAATAGAAAGAATTGGAAAAGACTATGCGTGAAATGTCACGCTATTCTTGACAAAAGGATACCCCATGTCAAGCTCGTATAGGCTTACACTAGAAAACTGGTTATCTACCTTAGATGTTAAGGCAAACACGGTATTAGGTATCGGGGATTCTCAATTGCGAACCGACCATCGTGTTAAAAGCTGGAACGTAGAGAACTATATAATAGCCGACTTGCCTAATCCGCATAAAGACAGCCCAAAGCCTGACATTGAAATGGATTTAAACTTATTCTTTCCGGGCATGGGGAAATACGAAATGATATTTTGCCTAGAAGTTTTCGATTATATATATGATCCGATGATGGCTATGACCAATATTAGCAAGATGTTAGCCGATAATGGTACAGCGTGGGTTACGTTCCCTAGCTTCTATCCTACCCATCAACCTATAGAAGATGACGCATTACGTTATATGGAGGGCGGCATAAAGAAATTAGCCGAGAAATCAGGGTTAGTAATACAAGAAATGATTAGACGTAGACCAGAGAGCAACGCATTAGATACATTTTATAGAGCTGAGAGAATGAGGGCAGCCAAACACTATGACCATAATTTTACAGGCTGGATTGTGAGGTTTAGTCATTAAAGCATTTGTTACGAGCATAGGCGAAACAACTACCGAGCTATGCGTATGGTCTTTAGAACGTCAGGGGTTTGACGTTGAGCTTGTATGGAGCGATACTACAAGCCTAGCAGATAAGTTAGAGGTGATTTATAGCAAGGCTGATGATGATTTTATTCGTGTAGACGCAGATGTAATAGTAAACAGACATATCAAAAAGCTACAATTACCAGATGACATTTGGTGGGTGCAAGCTAAATGTTTTGGGTGGTACTCTCAAGACATAATCAATGGTGGAGTACAGCTAATATCTAAAAAGGCTTTACCAATACTAAGAGAAAATGTAGCTATGGCTAAAAGACATGAGCGACCAGAAACATATTTATACCGAATACCAGAATTTGATAATCCAAGACGGTGTATATCAGTGGATATTGTTTGTGGAATACACGGCTATAAGCAAGACGATATAGACAGAGTTATTGCCACCAAAGAACGCAGAGGGCAAATGGATAACTACGATTTTGAGCTGGCTAGAAAGTTGAATGAGTTATGAAACTGTCAATATTCACAACGGTTTCAGAACCAAATAAAAGAGGCGACACTTGGGCTGAATCCTTAATGTGCTACAAAAAGTTAGCAGACGAAGTAGTTGTTGTTGATGGTAGCACTTCTGGAGTATTTACAACATCAATGGAATCCAACCTAGCAATCATCCTTAGTCCATGGCAAAAAGAGTTTTCTTGGGAGTTTATCGGTCAACAGTTTCAGCGTGGCTACGAAGCCTGTAGTGGCGATATAGTAATACACGCTGATTTAGATTTTATATTTCACGAAAACCATTATGAGAGTATTAGAAAAGTAGCCGAGAGGTTGTTAGAGGAACACGAACCAGCTTGCAGTTTTTATAAATATCAATTTGTTTTACCTGATAGATATAATCTTAAATCAAGATTAGTGGTAATGGTAAACAAAAAAGATTTTGGCAATAGGATTAGGTTTGATTCAGGTGGTGATTTAGCACAACCTAGTTTAGACGGCGTATATATATCTCCTGATAGTGTACCCGAAGCTGGCATACCTTTTTATAATTACGAAAAGATACTTAAGACTAAAGCACAAGTAATGGATGACGTAGGACGCATGGAAAGATCGTATGGACGACATTTTGGCAAAACCCAGTATGGAAGTGATGGTTCAAATATAGACGCTTACAGTGCGTGGGTTGAAGCTCAAGTGGGTAAGTTTAATAAACCAATGGAACAAATAAAGATAACCGATCACCCAAAAGTAATGCAAGAAACAATAAAGAACTTAACACCAGACCAGTTCGGGTATAATGGACACAACAACCTAACAAGGAACAATTATGCGAAGTAAATATTGTATAGTCTGTAATAAAAAGCTTTTAAGAAAAGTTAGAGCAAGAGGTGATTTAGAAGCTACTAGCCAGTTTGAATCAAGAAAGCTTTGCGACAATAAATGCAGAGGAAAGCTACGCTCAAAACAATTGAAAGGAAAACCGTTTAGCGGTGTGAGTTTATTTGTAAAAGGACACAATCTGAGGTTTGAACAATCAATTAAAACCCAATTTAAAAAAGGTGAACCGAATAATTATGCAAGAAGAATACCAAATGGTTCTAATCATTATAATTGGAAAGGTGGTATAACTTCTAAGAATGAAAAGATTAGGAAGTCTAAGAAATATAAAGATTGGCGATTACTAGTTTTTCTTAGAGATGATTTTACTTGCACTTGGTGCGGTTCAAAAAAGAACATTGAAGCAGACCACATCAAACCGTTTTCATTATTCCCTGAGTTGAGGTTCAACATAAACAACGGTAGAACATTATGCCACGATTGTCATATTAAAACAGACACATACGCAGGTGGTGTCAGAAAGTATAATTATGTTCAAAGTAGTTAGCATATCCGATAAAACAGGCACAGCCATTGATAGACTATGCAAAGTCGTCAAGCCGTATCATAAAAATATTGACTACGTTGTGTTAGACGTACACCCTAAAAGACCTAGCTTAGAACAGCTTGCTAGGGTAGAGCAGGAGTGTAGAACTGCCGATGTTATAGATTATCAATATTTTAGAACTGCCGAAATGTTAAGAGCTAAGTATGAATGGCTCAAAGAAATACCTAGTGTGCTTACCCACAATAATCCGTATTCGATTAAAGAGTCAGACTGGAATAGTTATCAAGCAGTAGTCGGAAACAATAAAAGCATTACAAAAGGCCTAGAGAAAATTACACAAGCTAGAGTAGAGCATATCCCAATTGTAGTAGATCCGTTCTTTTGGCAATTTAACGAGAGATATCAGTTTAATAAATCAGTTATTATGGTTGCCAATCGAATTGAAAGTAAAAAAGGTATTTTGCCTGTTGCATTAGCTTGCAAACAACTTGGTATAAAAATGCAACTCGTGGGAGCTATATCGCAACCGGAGTATTTTAAAGAAGTTATAGACACCGGCGTGGTGCATTTTGCTCAAGAGTGTACAGACGAAGAATTAAGATCTATGTATTATGAGGCTGGAGTTCATGTTTGCAACTCTGTTGATAACTTTGAATCTGGGACTATGCCGATATTAGAATCTATATTTTGCGGAGTGCCGGTGATAACTAGAAAGATTGGACACGTTCCTGACTTTGCAGATGAGTCTATTGTTATAAACGACCACGATAGTGAGGATGTAGAACACTTAGCAGAACTCATAAGAAGCACTCTGCACGATCCACTAGAAGATAAAAAAGTATCTAATTATAAAACCTTAGAATCAAAACTAAACGACATGAGGCAAAACGCTTGGTACTCTATTAAACACATGAACCCTGAACGTAGGGCGTATATGTATCAAAGATTATGGCGTGAGATTCTAGACGGTGAACCAGTGAGTGTGATTGTACCTGTGGCTGGTAAGGAAGAAATAACTAGAGAGAACTTAACAGCTATTGCCAATCAAACCCATAAGAATATTGAAGTCATTGTCGTTGATGATGGCGAAGTAGACCAAGAAAAAAATGTAAGAGACTTTGCTGATACCGTTTCTATGCCTGTCCGGTATATAAGGCTGGGGGGTAAGGGTTACAACTTAGCAAAAGCTAGAAATATGGGAGCGATAGAATCTACCTCAGACATATTAGTATTTTGCGATCAACGCATGGTCATGGATAATGATTGTGTAGAGCAGTTTGCCGAGAACTTAAAACTAAATACGTGGCTGTATGGAAATAAAGGTGCAAAAAAGGACTGGATTGAAAACTTGTCTTGTATCTATAGGGCTGATTTTATGAAACTTGGTGGGTTTAACGAACGCATGAATTTGTATGGCGGGTTATCCCAAGAAACCAGATGGAGAGCAAGGCAACAAGGTTTTAATCTTGAGTATGTTGAGGGTGCAAAAGCAATTCCAAGTGGCAAATCGTCTAATAAGCGTACGAAAAAATATGAAATACTTACTATGAAAAATAAGTGCTGGAAAATGGGAACGAGTTAATGAGAACAAGGCAACAAAAGTTGGACTATTTAAAAGAGTATAGAACTAAGTATTCCGAAAGGATTAGCTTACAAAAAAAACAATGGTATCAAAAAAACAAAGAGAGACAAAAAGAAAAAATGCGACAAAATTACGAAGATAATAAACAAGCATACATAGATAGGGCTAATTTATGGAAGTCTAAAAATCCAGAAAAAGCAAAACAATCTAAACAGAATTGGTGTATAAATAACCAAGAGTATTTTAAAGAGTGGAAAAAGCAAAATCCAAATTGGGATAGAGATTGGCGTATAAATAATGCAGACAAAATACGGATGTATTCTAGGCAAAATAGAATTAAAAGACGTTTACTCCTAAAAAATGTTAAAAGCGAAAGTTACACGTTAGAAGAAATATATATTAGAGACGAGGGTATGTGTATGTTGTGTTTTACGAACGTAGCTATAAATGCTAAAGAAATGACCAATCGAGCAAGCATAGATCATATAATACCGCTGAGTAAAGGTGGTGATGATACGTTAAATAATGTACAGCTTGCTCACTTTGGGTGTAATAGCAGAAAAGGAAATCGCATATGAGTAAGTTAACTATATTTGGGTTACCGTGGCACGTGGCTCACCAGCACCAGATGTTAGAACTAACACAGAAGTATGATGTCAAGTTCTGTTACCTAAGAAACAATGTCAGGCGGTGGAGTAGGTTTTCGCACAGACCAGACCCTGCAACGTATCTAACTAAAGATCAGTTCGAATGGGTGGATTACTACGAGCCGGGTAAATATGATTTAGCTATACTTCACCTAGACCAACAATGCGTCAACCCAGATATCGGCAAAGGACAGTTATACAGACAGTTAAATGAAGTAATAACAGAAATTCCTAAGGTAGTAATCAATCATGGAACGCCTATGTATGACGAATACTGCGATGAGAATATGGTTATAAACGGCGGCGATGTGCATACCAGACGAGGTCTAAAGCACCTAGAGGGCATGAAAAAAATGATAGGTGACAACTTTATGATAGTTAATTCCTACAAAGCAGTAGAAAGGTGGGGTTGGGGATATCCGATTATTCACGGCATGAATAAAGACGATTGGCTGGACCTACCAAAAGAGCCTAAAATAGTATGCTCATTATCCCCTGGTGGATTGGATAAGTATTACAATCGCTCACTTTTGACCGCAATAAAAGGTGCAGTTAAAGAAAAAACTGGACTAGATATTATTCATACTAACGTGAATTACAATGTTGAGGACTGGCAAGACTACAAAGAACTACTCGGAACATCACTAATTGCCATATACCCATTCCTAGACAGCCCTATGCCACGATCACGCACCGAGTCAATGCTATCAGGTGCTTGCGTTCTATCCTCTAAGCACCACAATGCAGATGAGTTTATGAAAACCGGAGTTAATGGGTTTATAGTTCCAGACAATCCTATGAGTTACGCCGAGACAATTCATAACCTAGTCAATTATTGTTATAAGGATTGTATTAAAATAGGTCAAGAGGGCAAGAAAACCGCCATTAAGCTATTTGACAAAGACAGATATCTAGATGAGTTGTATCAAGTATTAGTGCAAGTAGCTGACGGTAAAAAACCAGAATGGAGCGGTAAAAAACTATGGTAAGATTTCACACGTTTGAACAAATCCATGCAAAGTCTAATGTAGGCTCTACTAAAATCAGAGTACATAATCTGATTAAATATTGGCCGGAAGCAGAATTATATAAGTATGGTGAAAAGCCAGATGTTTTGATTTTCCAAAAGGTATACTGCTCTAAAGATTATAAATTTCCTGCCACATTCCCCGGCATAAAAATACTAGACATATGCGATCCAGACTACTTAGACGGAGTACCTATTAGAGAAACCGTAGATGCTATGGATGCTATAACCTGCCCCACAAAATCATTAGCCGAGTTCATAAGACAGATGACCGATAAACCTGTGAGAGTTATTAAAGATCGTTTTGACCTAACCGAGTTTCCTGCAAGAAAAGTACACCGAGGGCAAGCTAAAACTGTAGTGTGGTTTGGATATAAGCATAACGCACAGTCGCTTAAACTAGCTGTTCAGAGTTTTGAGCGTAGAGGTCTAAGGCTAAAAGTAATATCAGACCAAGACTCATTTGCAAGCCGTTGGGCTGCTAAACCTAAAGAATACGAGTCGATGTATGAGTTCGTAAAATACTTGCCAGAAACAGCCTACAAAGAGATACAGAAAGCAGATATATGTGTTTTGCCCAAAATGAACAGACCACAGGATAGGTTTAAAAGCGAAAACAAAACCGTTATCGCACAACTATTAGGATTGCCAGTAGCCGTAAACGCAGAGGAATTAGATGAGCTTATGACAGCCGAACAACGAAACTCGAATATTGACACCATATATGATAAGCTAAAGCAAGATTATGACTGTCAATTGAGTGTAAAAGAATACAAGGAACTCATCGATGAACTTAGAAGTTAAAAACCCTAACGACCTGCCCTTATTGAGTATTAAAGAGCTTATACCTACGCAGGGCGATCTTAAAGACTTAACCGAAGCCAACTACGACAAACTCAAAAAGAGTTTTGAAAAGCATGGCTTTATATTCCCCATATCAATATGGCAGGATGGCGATAAGAACTACCTGATAGACGGCCACCAACGCCAGCGAGTAATAACAAAAGAATATGGTGATGTGGAAGTTCCAGTAATCAAGATACCAGCTAAAGATATTAAAGAAGCTGCAGAGATACTATTAAAAGTAACAAGTCAGTACGGAACAATTACACAAGAGGGTCTGGACACTTATATAGCAACCTACGAACTACCCGAAGCCGAGATATACGAAGCCACTCATTACGATGCTATAAGTTACTTGCAACAGGAAGAACCTGAAGTAAAAGAAGATGAAGCACCCGAAGTCAGCCAGGAAGAACCCAAAAGTAAGCTAGGTGAGATATACCAGCTAGGCAGGCATAGGGTTATGTGTGGGGATAGTACCGATAAGGCGAGTGTCGATATGCTGATGAACGGTGAGAAGGCGGATATGGTATTAAGTGACCCACCGTATGGAATGTTTTTAGATACCGATTATTCATCATTAAATTGGGGAGGCAGAAAAGGTAAAAAATATGATAATGTAATAGGCGACCACGAAGATTTTGACCCTGAATTAATAAATACCTTTTTTAAGCATTTTGATTATTGCAAAGAAATGTTTTTATGGGGTGCTGATTATTATTTTGAATTATTGCCTGAATTTAAAAAAGGGAATTACATTGTGTGGGATAAAACACTTCAAAGCAATGGAGATGCAGGTAGTAATTCTGAATATGAATTATGTTGGTCAAGGCAAAAACATAAAAGAGTAGTTTTGCATTTTAATTGGTTTAGATATTTTGGCTTGCAAAGTCAAGACACAAAAACAAGAGTACACCCAACACAAAAACCTTTAGAAGTTAATAGTCATTTTATTGAAAGCTATTCAAAAGAACAAGACAAAATCGTAGACCTATTCCTCGGCTCAGGCTCTACCCTAATAGCTTGCGAGCAAACAGACCGTACTTGTTATGGCATGGAGCTAGACCCCAAATATGTAGATGTTATTCGCAAACGGTACGCTAAGTTCACCAACAACAACGAACTTCCTGAGAATTGGGAAGAACTAACACCAGCAATTGAGCGAGAATTGAGCGAAGCAAATGGCTAACGAACAAAACTTAAAACCATTCACAGGGGCAGATGACCCCAGACGCATGAACGGCAAGCCCAAAGGCACTGTTCACCTATCTACCCACATTCAAAACATGCTCAACGACCCAGAGTTTGAACTAAAGTTAAAAGACGGGTCGCTACTTAAAGGAGCACCAATAATAGCTATCATCAAAACAGCAGTAGCTAAGTCAGTCAGTGGCGATACTAGAGCTATGGAGTGGTTAGCTAAACATGGGTATGGGGATAAGCTCGTGCTAGAGATTAACGACCCACGAAAAGAAATCTTAGATAAATACTTAGGTGGAGACAGTGCTGGACAAACTAAGGAAGCTTAGAGCAGACCACCTGCTCATACAACATGAGATTGTTTTTTATCCGTATCAAGAAATCGTATCAGACAAGATACTTGAAGCGTTAATACAGAACCTTAGACTAACGCAAGGTGCTACCGAAGAAGATATTAAAAAGCTTGAGCTGATAGAAATCCCTGTCGAGTTTTCTAGGCAGTCCGGCAAAACCACAGCCATTGTTTATACAGTAGAGTTTATTCTAACTTGGTTATCGGTGTACTTTGATAGACAGATACACATAGCTATATTTGCACCGCAGATTGAACAAGCTAAAACCGACTTTGATAGATTAAAAGTTGCTTTAAGACGTATTAAAGAAATGGTGGTAGTAGATGAAGCCACTGCTAAAGTAATCAAAGAACAAGAAAACTCAAAGACTTTAGTGCTACCCGATGGATCATCATGCTATATAGCCCCAGTATCAAAGACTTCACGACCAGAGTCAAAAACATTAGACCTTATGATATTTGAGGAGAGCCAAGATTTAGATGACCAGATTGTAAAAGAAAGTATATGGCCTATCGGTGCTAGTACTAACGCACCTAGAGTATATATCGGTACAGCCGGAACTCAGATTAAATACTTTTATAGGTTAGGGCAGACTGGCAAGGCGTTAAAACTATACTTTGAGGATATAGTAGCCCAAAGACGTAAGGTGTATGAGCAGACCAAAGACGCTAGGCATTTAATCTACGAACAAACAGTACGGCAAGAAATAGAAAAGCATGGTATCGAAGCAGACGAAATACAGCGACCCTATTTTGGGAAGTGGTTAATTGGAACGGGGCAATTCACTACACAAGAAGAACTAGATCAGCTTTACACAGATAGAAGTCCTGCTTATCGAAACGAAAAAGATTATTGCTTTGCAGGGATTGACGTAGCTAAACACCCTGACAGTACCGTTGTGACCATCTTAAGGTGGAATGAAGAAAAGCAGGTCAAAGAAATACTAAACTGGTTAGAACTTCGAGGCGAAAATTATCAAGACCAGTTCGACATAATCAAAGACTTCTTAGGCAATTATAATGTTGTAGCTGTGGCAATAGACAGTACAGGAGTAGGTGACCCTGTGGCTGATATGTTTGTAACCTCAACCAAGTTTCAAGACGAGAACTCAGGGCTGTATGCAATTAAATTCAGTGCAATTTCAAAAGATAATATGTATCGTAACCTCAAGTTAAGTATAAAAGGGTTGTTGACGACATTACCAAAACAGGATAAAAAACATGGTGAGAAGTTCCGACAACAAATGTTAGATCTTCAACAACAATACAATGGGCAATTACTTAAAGTAAACCACCCCGACAGTCCTGACGCACATGATGACTATCCCGATAGTTGGGCGTTAGCAGAATGGGCATACGCTCGGTGGAATGAAAACAAAGTAAGCATAGCCAGCGTTACAGTATCTCAAGATAAAGAGAGGAATGTCTCAAGAGACAAAAAGGGTGCAGTCCTAGATTATTGGCCCGAATAAATTATGAAAATCACACTACCACTAATAGGCGAAATAAAAACAGGCAAAGACGCACAGCAATCAGAAGTCGTTGAAGTTATAAAAGAGATTGAAAAGAAAGCTAAAACCGTAACAGGTGGCTTTTTAGATTTTACTAATAAAGATTTAGTATCTGAAACTCAAGTTAGTTCTAAAGTACTTGAAGCCAACAAGGGCTGGGTATATAGGAACAATGACGTTATAGCTAAAGAAGTAGCTATGATCGAGTTTGAATTGTATCGAGTCCGAACAGTTAGAGATGAAGTTGTTTACGAAGAAATACATAATCACCCATTACTTGACGCATTAGATAAGTTCAACGAGTTTACATCTTCTTATGACGGATTTTATACTACTCAGAGCCATCGTAAGCTTGCTGGTGATGCGTTTTGGTACGTTGATAGAACAGGACTGACTATCAATAATATATTCATTCTACCGCCTGATAAGGTCACCATAGACTTAGGCAAAGCCGAGGGAAGCCAGAGGATTATTCAATCGTATACTTATAAAGATACGATTAAAGGCGAGCCAATAGAAATTAAGTACACGCCAGAGGAAATAATTCACTTCAGAGTGCCAGACCCAAAGAACTTCTATCGAGGCAAGAGTGCAGTTATGGCAGCCGCCGAAGCTATTGATACTGATACTATGGCGATTGAAGCTAATAAGAAACTGTTTGAGCGTGGCTTAATCGCACAGTTAATGCTAACTACCGATAAAAGCCTTACAGATGAACAGCTTAAACAACTACATTCAGAGTTCCGTAATACTTACGGTGGAGTGCAGAATGCCTACAAAGTGCCTATATTCGGTGGCGGTATCAAACCAGAAAATGTACAGATGTCTAATAAAGACGCTCAATTCCTAGAGCAACAACAATGGCTCAGAGATAAAATCATGGTTATATTCGGTAACACTAAAGCAGTTCTTGGTATCACAGAAGATGTAAACAGAGCAAACGCCGAGGCTTCACTGCTTAGTTGGATGAGGTCTACAGTAAGACCGGACATGAAAGGTATTTGTGATACCTTGAATGAATTCTTAGTACCTCTGTATGGCGACAACTTACTACTTGGTTTCAATGATCCTGTACAAGAAGATGAAACAGATCACATAGCAGAAGTTAAAGCACTTAAAGACGCTGATATTATCACTCTTAACGAGGCTAGGGAAGAATTAGGTTATGATCCGGTGAATGGTGGTGATGAGTTTAACTTTCAAAGACCAGTGGCTGTACCGCCAGCACTACGATACGTTAACGGTGGCAAAGTAGTTAGAAAAGCTAAGGCTGAGGCATATAGATATAAACAATTAAAAGCCGAAGCTAGAAAATTAGCCGAGAAGAAACTTAAAAGCAAAAAGAATAAAGAGTTTGTGCCTAGAATACTCCCTGATAAATTACATAATTATACAAAGAGACAACGAGAGATAATAACTACCGCTGAAAAAGTATTTGAAGATAAGGTTATTAGTTTTATCAATCGCATGGTAGATAAGGCGTTAGAGAATATGCCTAATGAAGTTACTGAAATGCAAAAGAAAAGTTTATTTGATGAAGATGAGTTAGTAGTTGAAGCAACACTAGATTTTGAGCCAATACTTACGCAAGTAGCTACACAGTCCGGCATTGAAGCCATGAAGTTAGTGGCTAAAGAGCAGGTGTATAGTCCGTTTGATATTCAAAAATCTATTAAAGGTCGTGTAGAAAAATTTGCTACTTCAATGGTTAAGACTGATAAAGATAAGCTAATAGATATGATTGCCGAGGGGGTGCAGGGCGGTAGTTCAATACCAGAAATATCCGGTAACATACGAGCTACATTTGCAGATTTTTCAAAGACTCAGACTGAGAGGATTGTAAGGACTGAAGTGTCGTTTACCGCTAGTTCCGCACAAGTAGACGCATGGAAACAATCTGGCGTAGTAGAGGGTAAAGAGTGGATAACTAGCGATCCGTGTCCAGAGTGTGAACCGTATGATGGAAAAGTTGTTGGACTTACCAAAGGATTTTACGGAGAGACTGAGTTTGCTGATGGTGATCCACCATTACACCCTAATTGTAAATGTGATATTGTACCGGTACTTGATGGCGAGCTGTCTTATAACGCAGAACTCAAAGTAAAAAGGCTAGAAGATAAACTCAAAGAGCTAGAACCTAAAGTTGAGCAAGCCGATAAATTAGCTGAAACTGCTAAAGAACTGGATAAAGTTAAAAAGCGTGAAGCAAAACTAAAAATATCAAATAAAAAGCTAGAGCAAGAGGTTAAAGAACTTGAGGGCTTTTTAGATGAATCGTAAGATACAATCTGCAAAAAAAAAGAGAGCAATTCAAGCAGAA